CGGCGGTTCTCGATGACTTCATCAAGAAGCTCGAAGCCATCGAAGTCGTCGGAGATGACCCCGTAAACCCTACCGAGGGGACACCTACCGGAGAAGACTCGCCGAGCTCCTAGTCGAGACCGGATGGTGGCCCCCTCACATCGAGTTCGACGTCGAAGATCTAGCGACGGCGATCCACATCATCAACGAATCGAGGAAGAATGGCCGTCAGGGTCGAAGGAGCTAAAGAAGCGATCAAGACGCTCCGCAAGATCGACCCCGAACTCCGGAAGGAGTTCAACGCCGAGGTGCGTCGGATCGCCGCTCCAATCGTCGACGCCGCTAAAGCCAACTACGCCGACACGATGATCCCGTCCGGCACCCGTCGAACATGGACTCAGCGAGGTCGCAAGCTCTTCCCGTTCACCGTCGCCAAAGCTCGCCAAGGCGTCCGAGCCAAACCAGACACCCGAGCTCGATCAAGATCAGTCATCAAGGTCGTCCAGTCGAACCCGGCGGCCGCCATCTACGAATTCGCCGGAGACGCCACCGACAACCCTCTCGGCCGAGCCTTCACGAAGAAGGGACGATCCCCGGCCCGAGTGATGTGGCCCGTAGCTGAGACCAAAGTCGGAGCGGTCACCGATGAGATGAAAGATCTCGTCAAGAACGTCGAGAAGCTTGTCCAAAAGGAACTCAACTAATGGCCGTTGTCATCCCCATCCTGTCCGAGTTCTCGGATAAAGGCATCCGAGCCGCCGAGAGCGGCTTCAAGAAGCTCGGCGACCTCGCCAAGACCGCCGCCAAAGCCGTCGCCGGAGTGTCAATTGCCGCCGGAGTCGGAGCCGTCAAGGCCATCGACCTCGCCTCCGATCTCTCAGAATCCCAAGCGAAGATCGGCGAGATCTTCGGCGAATCAGCCGCCGACGTCGAGGCGTTCGCCGCTACCGCCGCCAAAGCTCTCGGCCAGTCGAAGCAAAGCGTCCTCGACGCCGCCGGAACCTTCGGAGTGTTCGGCAAAGCCGCCGGACTCACCGGAACCGACCTCTCGACCTTCTCCAATGACTTCACGGCTCTAGCGTCCGATCTTGCCTCGTTCAATAACACGAGTCCCGAAGATGCGATCCAGGCGATCGGAGCGGCTCTCAGAGGCGAATCCGAGCCCCTCCGCCGCTACGGCGTCCTCCTCGACGATGCCAGCCTCCGCCAAGCCGCTCTAGAGCTCGGCATCTATGACGGGAACGGAGCTCTTACCGCCCAACAGAAAATCTTGGCCGCCCAAAAGCGCATCTACGAGCAGACCGCCGACGCTCAAGGTGACTTCGCTCGAACGTCCGACGGTCTCGCTAACCAGCAAAGAATCCTCAAAGCTCAGCTACAGAACGCCGCCACCACCATCGGCACCGTCCTCCTTCCGATCGCCACCAAACTCTTCTCATTCTTCGCCGAACGAATCATCCCGATCGTCGAGAAGTTCGCCAAAGTGTTCGAGGAAGAAGGCATCTCCGGTATCGGTCGCCTCATCGGCGAGCAGATCCCGATCGTGATCGAGAAGCTCAAGGAGCTCGGAGCGGCTCTTCTCCAATGGGTCGCCGACTCGCTCCCAGGCTGGCTCAAGAAACTCGGCGAACTCGGCCAGGCTCTTATCGACTGGATCGGCCCCCGAATCAAGCCAGCACTAATGAAGCTCGGAGAATGGCTCGGCGATCTCGCCAATTGGATTATCGACGACGGCCTCCCGATGCTCGTCGAGAAGCTCATCGAGCTCGGTAACGCTCTCGTCGACTGGATCGCCCCCAGAATTGTCCCAGCTCTCCAAGAGCTCGGGAAGTTTTTGGCGAAGCTTCTCGAATGGATCGTCACCGACGCCATCCCAGCCCTCGCCGCTCAAGCTCTCAAGCTCGCTGGGGCTCTTCTCTCATGGCTCGCCGAGCTTCTCCCTAAAGCGATCGCCGGACTCGGCACGTTCGTCTGGGAACTTGTCAAGGAGCTCCCCGGCATCTTCCTCGACTTGGTGAACGCCATGTTCGATAAAGGAATGGAACTCGGCGGCAAGATCCTCGACGGGATCGTCGACTTCGTAAAAGACATGCCCGGCAAAATTTTCGACGCCTTCACGGCAGTATTCGACAAGATGGTCGACATCGGTAAGGAGATCGTCGCCGCCATCGTGCGAGGCATCAAAGCGTCCCCGAACATCATCCGAGAAGCGATCCAAGGACTCCTTCCAACTAGCGGCACTTTGCTTGGCGGCGGCCTCTTCGGCGGATCCCCTGGAATCCGGATCCCGTTCATGGCCGAAGGCGGCGTCGTCAACCGCCCGACCCTCGCCATGATCGGCGAGGCAGGCCCCGAAGCGATTGTTCCCCTCGACCGGCTCGGCTCAATGGGCGGCGGAATCACGATCAACGTCGGCGGCTCCGTCATCTCCGAAGGAGACCTCATCGAAACCGTCCGGCGTGGCCTCGTAAACGCCCAACGCAACGGAGCGAACCTCCTCTACTCGAACGCCGCCTAATGCCTCTCCCCTGCCAACCCGTCGTCGAAATCCGTCTCGGAGTAGGAGCTTCCTTCGGCCCCGTGCTCCAGCTCGGCGACCCGGTACACGGCAAACTCGGCGAAAACGTGCTCGGCACTACCGCCGTCCAAGTCGTCGACGTCACCTCCACCACCCAATGGATCTCGATCCGTCACGGCCGAGATCGAGTGTTCGAGGAATCGCTACCCGGCACCGCCTTCGTCCAATTCCTCGACACGACCGGAGACTGGAACCCGGCCAACACCTCAAGCCCCTACTACGGCCAAGTAAAGCCGATGAGGCAAATCCAAATCCAAACCGAATACGACGGAACCGGGTACTACCTATTCTCCGGCTACATCACCTCATGGGATTACGCCTGGCAAGACCAAAGCGTCGACTACGCCACCGTCACCGTCCAAGCCGTCGACGGCTTCCGTCTCCTCCAGCTCGCCAACATCGACAACGTAACCGGAGCCGCTAACAAAGACCTCCCCGGCGAACGCATCGACCAGATCCTCGACGAACTCGACTGGCCGTCAATCCAAAGAGACATCTATCTCGGAGACACCGAACTCCAGAACGATCCCGGCGGAATCCGCTCCGGCCTCTCCGCCCTCCAGCTCATCGCCTCCAGCGACCTCGGAGCGTTCTTCATGGAACACAACGGGAACGCCGCCTACTACTCCCGAACCAAACTCGCTCAGCTCGCCGCCGCCGCCGATCCCTACGAGTTCACCGACGACGGAACCGGCATCGACTACCAAGAAATAGACATCAACTACGACGAAACCGAACTCTACAACGACGTCACCTTCACCCGACTCGGCGGATCAGCCCAAAACGTCTCCGACGCCGCCTCTATCACCGAATACTTCCGTCGAAGCCTCGACCGCTCCGGCCTCATGATGGAAACCAACGCCACCGCACTCGCCCGAGCCACGAGCGTCCTCCAATACCGGAAAGAAGTCCGGCTCCGAGTCGACTCGATCGGGCTCGACATCTCAACCGACTCCAACCGAGTCGAACCAGCCCTCTCGCTAGAGATCGGAGACCCGATCATCGTCACGAAAACAATGGCCGGAGGAACATCGCTCACCGTCCGAACCACGATCCAAGGCCACCAACACGACATCACGCCCGGCCGATGGACGACCAAGTTCTCTACCGCTTATCCACTATCCACCGCCTTCATCCTTGGATCTACCGAGTTCGGTATCCTCGGCACTAACACCCTCTAGGAGACATCTATGACCTGGCCAACTAAAACCGACTTTGTAGACGGCGACGTACTTACCGCCGCTCAAGTCAATAACATTGGAACCAACCTCAACCTATTCGACCCGACCTCGGCCACATTGAATCAGGTTCCGTTAGCAGACGGCGCAGGATCGGTCGCCTGGGGCTCGGTCAGCTCGACACCCTGGGAACTCATCACCACAACCACCGCCAACACAACCACGGTGACCGTCACCGGGTCATTCGATAATTACCGGGCCCTTATGGTCACCGGCTATGTAACCACTAGCAGCAGCCAGCGGCTATGGGTACGAATCAACGGCGACACCAACGGAAGCAATTACAGGTACAGCGGAACCTATAACGGGAACATTTACTGGTGGGGAAACATCGTGGACGGTATCCCGGTTAATGCGGCGACCGGCCTCGCCGGTAATCATAACTTCTGTGTCCTGATCTACGCCGGACAAGACCCCGCTAACGCCTCCGAAATCAACTTCCACAGCGTCGGCAAAGGCCAGGACAGCAGTTATGGCGCAAACGGCGTCGCCTGGAACTGGGGCGGGTCATACGTCGGCCCGTACACCACTTTCGGATCACTCGCATTCAACATGGCGAATCGCACTTATACACGCATAGAGGTATGGGGACAAAAACAGTGAATGAACTAATTATCAACACCGAAACAGGCGAAGAAACACTACGGGAATGGACACCCGACGAAATCGCCGCCTGGAATGCCGCTCAACTACAGCAGGCCTGGAACGACCTCCGCTATGAACGGAACCGACTCCTCGCCGAATCCGATTGGACAGTTCTCTCGGACTCTCCTACGTCGACGGCCGCATGGAAGGCCTACCGCCAGGCTCTCCGTGACCTACCGGCGAACACGACCGACCCGTTCGGGCTCGTCTGGCCGACACCTCCGTCATGACCCGGCCTTACACCGGCAACCGAGACCTAACCACCGGAGCTCGACCCGGAACCAAGCGGTTCGTCGACTGGATCCGCTTCCTCTTCCCAGGCTCCACTAATCTCGGCATCTACGCCAACCGGCCGATTCGAGGCGGCCAAGCTCGCTCCGTTCACGCCACCGGCCGAGCTTGCGACATCGGAGCCGACCGAGCTCAACTCGCCAAAATCATCGAGGCCATCTACCTCCACAGAGACGAGCTTCACATCGAGGAGCTCCACGACTACATCGGCGCATGGATCCCAACCGAGGGATTCGGAGCCGCTTACCGATGCGACAGAGACACCGGAGGCATCCTCTCCGGATGGCGCATCTACACGAAGAACACGATCGGCCGAGGCGGCTCGTGGACTCACGTCGAACTAGCTCCCGACATGG